TCCACCATCACCCCCAGACTGCGCCCCTGACCCCTTATACTAGACCCATGGCAAACATCAAACGACCTTCCGACTATCTCATGGCACAGGACCTCCACGATCGGCAGTTCTGCCACCGCGCCACCTTCGCCACCTTCACGGGACGGGCAGGGCAACCCATGGCATGGGATGGCGACTTTGACGACAACTTCACGGCAGAGGATTACGATCGCCGCCGCTATGAGCGAGACGCCCGCCGCTACGGTGCCAACTATTGATCTGTCCTCCTAGGGGTAGGCATCGCCCCCCTAGGGTCTACAATACACACAACACACACAACACACGACATCATGAACGGTTGGGCAAACTACGAGACCTGGAACGCTGCTCTCTGGATCGGCAACGATGAGTTTCTCTACAACACAGCAAAGGCATGTGTGACATACCGCGAGGGACTGGAGACCCCATGGGATAAGTTCGTGCGGTGCATGTGTGAGGGGCAGATTGGTCGTATGCTCTGCAAGACAGGCGACGGCGTGGCATGGGATGACCCTGCCATCGATGCAGACGAGATGAACGAAATGCTGTGGGATCTCTGATGACAGACAAGCAACTTAAGCGCCTCGCCCGTGTGCATGGGTGGGTTGAGCATCGCAAGGGTAGCAGGCATGAGATCTGGAGGCGTGGCGACAGTGAACAGGTCGCCATCCCATACAGACCAAAGCAGCACACCGCCCGCCTGATCGCACGGCAACTCACAGCAGCATAGCACACCCCCGCCCCCTGACAGTATGTTGGGGGGTTTGTTTGTACTAAGGGGTCGCCAAGCGAAAATCGAAGGGTCCCTCTAACCTACAAAAGTATCCAGACGACCGATAAATATTATTGAAAATGGTTTTTTGAAAAACCTCGGAAATAAAAAAATTCCCCCAGAAAAAATCATGGAAAAACCCGATTTCAAAGACTTTACAGGTATCTTAGAAAACTTTGATGCATTTTGTGATGAGTTTGAAAGTCGCGCCGCGAACGCATTCCTAAGAGGAGATCAGAATGATGGAAGAGTTACAGAAGCAGCAGCAAACATTGGAGACAGCACTCCTGAAGTTGTCAGAGAGGTTGCAGAGCCTGGACCAGCGGATATCAGCCCTGGAGAGACCACAATTGATGTACAGGCGACCTCACAGTAACAAGCACGAGACGCTAAGTGATACTTTAGATTATCTACATAATAACGTAGAAGGAATTAAGAAAGATTTAGTAAACGTTGCAAGAGCTGTGTAATGCCTAATGTAGTCGGACCAGATTGTGTAGATTCGCCCAGTACGGATGGAAACTGTTTGTATCCTGCAAAAGCACTTGGAGGAGAAACTACTACAAGTGATAACGTATACTTTGAAGAAGAGAAGGTAGAATACTACCAATCTACGAATTTCCCAGAGGCAGTGGATGGGGTGAAGGTAAACCCATTGATACCTGCACCATGCCAACCAGGGCAACGAAGGATTAATCCAGTGATTAACAACAGTGTGTTTATCAATGGAAATCTCTTCGCAGTAACTGGTGACGAGGCAAGTCTAGTGGGAGTGACTACACCGAGGACCTTGACAGGTCCTTACAAGTATCCTACAATAATCATTGGTTAACCTCCTATAATTTTATGGCACGAAGCAAAGTTGGTCTCTCAGGTCAGAAGGTGATTGAGAGCACTCCCAAGAACACTCGACAGGGTATGGGGAAGAATACAAAGTATGCTGCTACATCGCGTAACAAGGCGCGTAAGAAGTATCGTGGTCAGGGTCGCTAAACACCGAAAGCGCCGAGCGTATCTCCGAAACTAAATAACTAAGAGATAGCAACCTCTCTAAAAGTTCTGGAAACAGACTTAAGAGAGGTTTTTTCATGGGCAATCATCATAAAGTAGACAAGTCACAAGATTTTATTGATGAAGGCATGACACTCATTACCGAGACAGACAGTGATCGCCTTCTAGATGCCGCTGCAAGGCGTCGTAAGTCCAAGATGAAGGAAGAACTATACCCACTACCTGAAGACCGCCTAGAACGCCCTTGTGGAGGAGCGGGCGGATTTGATGATTTTGTTGAGCGTTGGCACGAGTGAATAAATAGATTCAGCCTATTGCTGTGTCTAAATGCCGACCTTTCAGACATTCAAAGATCTGAGTGTAACATTTAAGAAGCATCCTGTATCAGATGATCTTGTACAGGTAAAAGACAAGGCAGCTATCGTTCAAGCGATTACTGCCTTACTTCTTACTAGAAAGGGAGAAAGACCATTCCAACCCGAATTGGGTTGTGATGTACAAAATGCTTTATTTGAACCTCTGGATTTTGCTAGTGCTGCAATTATCAAAACAGAGATTCGTGATACATTAAATCGTTATGAACCAAGAATTGCTACTACTGGTATTCGTTGTACGCCTGATTACATGAATAATGGGTATGACGTTGAAATGACTTATACAATTGTTGGAAGAGATGACGCACCAATAACTGTAGACTTCTTCTTAGAGCGCACACGATAATGCCATATACACAAGTTGCTAACTTAGACTTTGAAGATATCAAAGCGCAGCTCAAGGACTACTTGAGATCACAGTCAGATTTTACCGACTATGACTTTGAGGGATCGGCATTATCCACTCTCATCGACACACTTGCCTATAACACCTACTATACGGCGTTTAACACCAATATGGTAGTCAATGAACTATTCATTGATTCAGCGACCTTGAGGGACAATGTAGTAGCGATTGCGAAGCAATTAGGATACAGACCCAAGAGTGCTACGTCCCCAACTGCTTATATTTCTTTTACAGCAACATATCAGAACGCTACAACTGATACTGAGTTGCTTTTAAAGAAAGGAACAGGTTTTATTGCTTCATATGATAATGTCATTTATCAGTATGTTGTTGTGGATGATGCCAAAGCACAAGTATCAAATGGCGTTGCAACATTTACAGATGTTCCACTTAGAGAAGGAACACTATTAACAAACACATTTACTGTCAATACGGCACTCAAGTCACAAAGGTTTATTCTTGACAACTCCAACATTGACACAAATACCATTAGGGTGAAAGTATTTCCCACTGGAGGAAGCTTTAGTGAGATCTATCAAGTTGCTGATAATATCATTGGTATTGATGGAACATCCAAAGTTTTCTTTTTAGATGAGATTGAAGATGAGAGATATGAGATTTTACTTGGAGATGGAGTTCTAGGAAAGAAAATTGAAAATGGTTCTCGTGTTGAAGTTTCTTATATCACGACTGCAGGACCAGAAAGCAATGGTGTAAAGACATTCGTATTCTCAGGTGTCCTTGAAAACCCAAATGGTGTGACACCAAACGTTTCTGTTTCCATCACTTCCACTACTGCTGCAGCAGGTGGAGAGGAAATTGAGACCACTCAGAAGATCAAGTATACCGCTCCTAAGGCATATGGCACACAGGACCGCGCTGTAACCGCCCAGGACTACGAAGCAATCGTTCGTAGGGTATATCCTGCCACCAGCGACATTATCATCTTTGGAGGCGAAGATCAGGACCCACCACAGTATGGTAAAGTATTCATTTCACTAAAACCAAAAGATGCAAATTATTTGACATCTTTAAGCAAGAATGAAATTGTTACAGAACTTGAGAAGTATACTGTAGCATCGGTTGAACCAGTTCTTATTGATCCATCAATTCTATTTGTAGAATTGACAAGTAAAATTTATTATGATCGCTCTAAGACTGATGAAACCCCTGCTCAAATTAGAGATAAGGTCATTACATCTCTTCAGTCTTATCTTGATACTAGTGATACTGAGAAGTTCAATGGTAAGTTTAGATACAGTAAAGCAGTTGGTGTAATTGATGATGCCGATAAGGTAATCAATTCGAATTTAACTTCTGTAACAATGAGGAAGGATTTCTATCCACAACTTAACTCAACTTTCTATTATGAGATTTGTTTCCAGAACGCTTTTGACAAGGATTGTGATGATCCTATTCTTTCTACAACTGGATTTAGAGTAACTGAGTATCCCAATTTTGATGTCTATCTTGAAGATAGGGATGGCAAAATTGTCCTATATAGACTAGATAGCGTAACTGGTGAAAAAGTTGTCCTCGACAGCGAAGTTGGCGATATTGATTATGTGAAAGGTGAATTAAAAATGTATGCTCTTACTATCATTAAGGGCAGTTTCTTTGACAACCGCATCTCTGTAAGAGTAAAACCACTTTCTAATGATATCAAGGCACTCCGTGAGGTTTATCTTGATGTTGACGTTGCTAATTCCTCGTTCACTGCATACAAAGAGTAAGTAAATGCCTGCTGTAAAGACTAAGAGAATTTCCACTCTGATCGAAACGCAGCTTCCTCAATTCATTAGTACAGAGTATGAACTCTTCAGTAAGTTCATGCAAAAGTATTATGAAGCGCAGGAAGTGCAAGGTGGCACATTGGATGTTATTAATAACCTCCAAAAATATGCAGACATCGACTTCTATGAAAAGAACATCTTAAAGCAGAATGATGTTCTTGCTTCTACTATTACAGATAGTGACACTACAATTGTCTTACAAGATGCACAATCATTCCCAAAGAAGAATGGTTATGTAAGAATTGATGACGAGATCATTTTTTACGCCACAAGAACAGACACCGAACTAAGAGAGTGTTCCAGAGGTGTTAGTGGCAATTCATCTCTTGGAGATCTATACGAAAGTAGCACATTTACTAGCACAGAAGCAGCACCACACAATTCTGGACAGAAAGTATACAACGTAAGTAATCTCTTCTTATATGCTTTTGTAAAGAACTTTGAGAAGCAATATCTAGGTTCTTTCCCAGAAAAATATCTAAGAGGAGAAGTTGATAAGAGAACTCTTATCAAAAATATTCAAAAATTTTATAAGTCAAAGGGAACAACTAGTTCCATTAAATTTATCTTCAATTCTATCGTTGCAGAAGATGTAAACGATAAACCAGAAGTATACAAACCAAAAGATTTTACATACAAATCTTCCAATGCAGATTGGATAAACGTCTATGCATTGAAGTGTAAGGTTGTTTCTGGTAATGTAAATTCTTTAGTAGGAAAGCAAATTGTTCAGGAAGCAACTAATGAGTATGGATTTGCTTCTGCAATTGTAGACAATCTTTCTGCTGAAGGAACAAGAGATGGTGAAAGTATCGTTAATATTGTTGTTGCTCCCGAAACAGTCAATGGCGAATTTGCAGTTTCTACCAAAACTTCATTAACAAAATCACTTTCTGGTGTAGCAACCGCTGGAAATCGTATTGATGTATTTTCTACTCTAGGATGGGATAAAACTGGTTCTGTCTTAATTGGCAATGAAACGATTACATTCGAAGAAAAGACTGCTACCCAATTCATTATTAAAAGCAGACAAGCATCTGGGGCAGTTGTTCATCCTGCAGATACTTCTGTATATAAACCAGTAACACTTACTGGATCTGGAGTTACACTACTAATTCTTGGAGTTGTATACAACGTTGCTCCAACTGATGCTCAACCACATGCAAGTGTTGGTGATAAAATTCAAGTTTCAGAACCTGGATTTTTATCTGTAGATCCAAAGATTGTAAAAACTGGAACCAATCAAACACGTTGGATTTTAGGTTCTGGAGCGTCTCCAGTTGTTCCAACTTTGCCATCGGTTCAATCTTCTCTGTTAGAAGTTCCAACAGATGTTACTACTATTCACGAAGATGATCAGTATTATTATATCACATCATCCAGTTTTCCATCTCATAAAATTTTAGATGGTTCTACTGTTAGTCAAAAAGTTTTAGATCAAAAGATCCTAAGACTAATTAGAAAAAGAGCAACGGCAACTACTGAAAGATATCAGACACCTAAAGCAGATACTGGTATTCTTTTGAACGGTGTAAGAACTTACAGTTACAGAGATACTGAAAGCGTACGCTTTGGTAGACTAGAAGAAATTAAGATTGATTTGCAAGGAAGAGGTTATGCAAAACCTCCATTTGTTCTGATTGATGAAGTTCCAAACAAAGCTAGAGCAGTTCTTGCTGGTCAGGTTGTTGAAAGTATTATTGTTGATACTGAGGACGTTTTTCCAAAAACACCAACTGTTACCATTACTTCTGGTAGAAGAGCAGAAGTTCGTGCCGTTGTTACTGGTGGTAAAGTAACAAGTTTGATCATTGATAATCCTGGTGAATATTACTCATCTCCTCCAATAGTAAGAATTAGAGACAATGCTGGTAGAGGAAGATTTGCTAGTTACAATGCAATTGTTGACGGAGACGGAAAACTAGTTGACTTTGAAAAAATTGATGAAGGAAACTTCTATAACCAAAATACGGTAATTGTTGATATTATTGCAGTTGGTGAAGGTGCTGTAGGAATTCCACTTCTAAAAGAATGGAACTTTAACAGATACGAAAAACTCAAATCGACACTTGACACAGAAAATGGTTATATTTTCCAAAACTATGATTCGACTTTAGAGTATGGATATGGATATCTTGCAAACCCAAAAGCGTTGCGTGTTGCGTTAAACGACAACTTAAATAACGCTGGGACAGAACCATCTACAATTGTTCACTCGCCAATCATTGGATTTGCATATGATGGTAATCCGATTTATGGACCATTTGGACACCAGGACCCACTAAATCCACAGTCATCTATTGTTAGAATGACTTCTGGTTATTCTCTCAAGAATTCTCGCTCAGGTGGTCCTTCAGTAAATCAGTATACCTTGGGATCATTCATTGATGACTATCAATATGTTCATCGTAGTGGTTCTCTAGATGAAAATAACGGAAGATTTTGTGTCACTCCAGAATTTCCAAATGGAACTTATGCATATTTTGTTACTATTGACAGCAGTCAAGTACCACAGTTTCCATATATTTTAGGTGCTAACTTCTATTCTCTACCAGTTGATAGTAACTACAATTCAGACATTAATCAGAATGACATTCCAAAGAATGCCAAGAGATATAATGTTGCTGGTATGCCAAGAAATGGCGAGGGTCTGATTGCATCCATCTCCGATGTTTCTTCAGGAACAATTGATAACATTGATATTGTAAGATCATCCAGTAATTTCTCAGTCAACTCTAAAGTTTATTTTAATAACCAGGGAACTGAAGGATCTGAAGTAGAAGCAAATGTTTCTTCTGTTAAAGGCAAAGGTGTATCTTATCTACAAAGTAAAGAAAGTAAAGTAGTAAAATTAACTACTGTTCAGACTGCATTTTTGTTTGCTGATGACACATTAAGACAACCATCTTCAAATGCATCTGGAACTATTGTTGGAACAGTTTCCAGTGATAATGTAATTGTTCTGAAAAATGTTGTAGGAACATTTGACAATACAGGAACTTTCTCTGCCGACATTAAAACCTTCTCTATATTAGTAGATCAAAATAGTTCTTACACAGAAGGTGCAATCTTAAGTCTAACCAATGGTGTCGATGCTCCTATCGCAACAGGTGAAGTATTAGAAGGAACAAATCGCCAAAACGTAGTTAAAATTAAAGTTCTAACTGGAACATGGATTGTAGATGAAGATTATTTCATTCAATCTAGTAATCTATTCAATACAATTGGTTCAAGAATTGTAACTCTAACCTCATTGAGTGATGGTCTTGAACCATTTGAAGTTAATCAGAGTGTTGCTCTGATCGAAACTGATGCAAATCATGGTCTTGGTATTGGTGATAGTGTCAATATCGATATCAATCCCGATGACACAACTAAGACTAAAACATATTATCTAAGAAAAAGAATTTACCAAGAGGTAAATCTAATTCCACCAAGTAATACATCAACTATTAGTTTTACTGGTATTGGTAGATTTGAAATTCTAAATGGTGGTGCTGATTACACTCCTGGAACTTACACTGATGTAAAACTTACTGGTGGTTCAGGAAAAGATGCTACTGCATCATTTACAGTTTCTTCTGCTGGTATTGTTTCCAATTTCCAATTGCAAAATGCTGGAAGTGGATATGCTAGGGGAGATTATATTTCTGTAGCAGATGAAAGTCTCGTTAGATCTAGTGCTTCACTGTCAACTGCAAGATTTACGCTTTATGTTGGACATGTTGGAGTTCCCGCAGGATCCACAAAAGTTTCACTAAAATCTTCTATTGGGTTTGCTGTTGGTGACTTGATCACTATTGGAGAAGAAATCTGCAAAATTAACAGTATTACTGATAATGATTTGTTTGTATCTAGAGGACAAGAGAATACGGCAGATGTAGATCACTTTGATGGTCAAGAAGTTTCTTTATACAAACCAACATATAATTTTGATGAAAACTTCCAAATTTTCAGTGGATCCAATTCTGGATACATTCAAAGTTATGATAGAGATACTCAAAAGATCGTAGTAGTATATGATTATGCAACAGAACTATCAACAGCAAATCTGGTAACGTTAAGTTCCAGTTTCTTTGAAAGTAGCAGTCCTAGCAGACTAGTCTCAGTTAAATCTGCTGGAGACTTGGTGTACAAATTTGAATTTTCTGAGGATAACACATCATTCACACCAAATCCAAATATTAATATTCAAGAGTTCTATAAGTATAAGTTTGATACGTCTCACTCATCTCTTACTGGGACTTATTTTGATCTTTCTCCAAGTAGAAATTATAATATAGAAACACTAGAAAAAACATCTTCAACAATCCTTCCTGGAAATGCAGGTTCTTTCACTGATGTAAAATTTGGTTTTGGAGCAAGACTTTCTGGTAACACCTACCAGACTAAAGTTGGAACAAACTTTTCTAATTTCTACTACTTTGATAGAAAAGGCATTGTCAATTCCGAAGGATCTTATTTAAAGATCGTTCAAGATCCTCTACAAGGCGTAAGAACTGTAAACTATGTTACACCCAACCGTTTTGTTTATGATATTAGCAGCGAGCCTCTTTGGGATGGTTCTGGATCCATTTCTTATACTACTACTGGTCAGTTCGCTATCGGTGAAATTAATTCCTTTGCAATCACGAACCTTGGATTAAACTATAAAAAACTCCCTGTAATCAGTGGTGTAGATCCAAATCAAAACTTTAGAGCATCTGCTACAGTATTATTTGATATTACTACTAATACAATAACTGGCATAAACCTTCAAAATAAAGGTTCAAATTATGTAAATCCAAAAGTTGTTATTACTAATGGAGATGGTGTTGATGCTAAATTTAATATCGTTGTTAGAAATGGAGAAATTTTCTCTATCACTGTAGATGATCCTGGAATTGGATATACTTTTGCTCCCGAAATTATTATTGTTGAAGGTGATGTTGAAGCATATACAGAAAGTGTAACTGTAGGAGTTCCTAGAAGTGTTTCTATTATTAACAATGGAGGATCCTTCCATTTAGATAAAACAGTAGCGTCTACTTTTAGTTCTAAATCTGTTCTTGTTCTTTCTAGTTTTAATGGAGATTTTAGAAAGGGAGAAACCGTTGTCCAGAGAATTGGAGGCACCGAGGTTGCTCGTGCAAAAGTTTCTGAGTGGAGATTTGGTTCAAATCTACTGAAAGTAGAAAATATTTTGGGAACATTTAGAGAAAATGTATCTGTTCAATCTATAGTTTCTCCAGTATCAGGAATTGTAAAATCAATTTTTGTAAGCACCTTTGCAGAAGAAGTAACAGGTTTTTATGACAACTTAGGTTTTTACAAATCTGATAGAGGAAGAATTGGCAACTCTAATCAAAAAATTGTCGATAGTTTCTTCTATCAAGACTATTCTTATGTTGTCAAGTCTAAGACACCTGTTGACCAGTGGCGTGAACTAATTAAATCCACTACACACCCTGCTGGATTTAAACTATTTGGACAAGTTGATGTAGAAGCTACTGCAAGCACTGAGATGCCAGCAGAACTACCAAAGGCATCACATTTTAGCATCATCCAACTATCTGATAAGGTAACAATTGAAAGTGAATCTACAAGAAGAACTGTAACTCAAATTCTTCAAAAAGTAGAAAATCAAAGAATTCGAAAAGGACAAGGCTCTGCTGCTACCAGTGAGTTCTTATTTAATGAGATGCGTGCATTTGAAGTAAAACTTGCTAAACCATTTGATGGCGTCAATGGTGTTGATGCTGGTAAGATTGCTGGTTCTGTTGCAAGATTGGCGGAGTACAACGATACTCAAACCTTTGAACTTATTAACGATCTTGGACAAGTAGAAACAAAGTCTGTTCCTTCGGGTCATAATATTGTATTCTACAAAGCTAGTATAGTTGAAGCAGTAACAGGAACAGGATATTCTGGAACAGAAGAACAAGTTACTGTAGACTTGAGCACCAGTTTAGAAAACTGGGATTTAGCAAATAACACAAGTGGTTACTCTTCTGGTACTGCAGGTAGTCCATTATCTTACAGATGTATTAGATCTGCTTTGAGTGGTAATGGGACAAATTATTCAGGAACAGATCTCCCTAACGGTGTTGGGACTATTATATACAACAATGGATCTATTTGGCCTCAAAATACAACTGGAGAATTCCTCTATAATAATAGTGACAATAGTGTCTTTGGTTGCGATTTCGCTTATCTATTTGAGCATCCAACATTTGGAATATGTTTTGCTATTGAATATAAAAATGATGGTTACTACGATCACCCAGAAGTTTTCCCACGAGGATGGAAATCTGGAGATGTATTTAGATTATATGTAAATGGCACTTATAGTGCAGGCACAGGACCGCAGCCAGATAGATTTGGACATATTGATTTTAAAGTAGATGCAATTACGCTTGAATCTGGTGGAACTGCTACTTATACAGGACAAGCTAACAATATCGGAACAAAAGAGTTCCAACTCTTAGATGAAAATAATAAACCATTTACGCCATATGATGCCAAAAACCTAATTGTTACATTAGACGGTGTGTTACAAGAACCTGGAGTTTCTTACACTGTTCAAGATGATAAGATTATTTTTAGTGAAGCTCCACTAGGACCTTCTTCCAAGCAGACTGGTGAATCACCAACTGACGTTACCCTGTATAATAGAACAGGTCCGAATGCTTTTGTTGGCACCACTTTCTATGCCAAGTATGTTGCATTTAAAGATAATCAATATAATAACGAATACTTCAAGAAAATCAGAAACATCTTCCAGCGTAATGGTAGATGGTTAGATGCTGCAAATCAAGTTGAGAGAAACCGTCAGTTTATTGTAGAAGAGACTATTGGATATGCAAAAACAACATATCCAACGTTAGATTGGAGCACAAAGCAAGATGACTATGAAGTAAATATTGGTTCTATCCTCGATGCATATGAGCACGATTTGAGATTTGGTGGAAACATCAAAACTATAGACTACACTTCTATTTTTAACACAGATAGCGATTATCTATACATCCAAAACAATAGATCTCAATCTACTGGCATCTTTAAGTATGCTGCAAGATTAGCAAAACTTGCTATTAGAAATTGGGACTACACAGATGCTGGTGTAGTATACATTCAAGGTTCCAGAACCATGACTGTTACCGATACTGACAATCTCGCTATCGGTATGTTTGTAAGTTCTGGTAGAGCATTCCCATCTGGAACTTATATCGTTTCTATTGATAGTGATACACAAGTTACTTTAAGTCGTGCTGCACTAGCAAACTCTTCTGGTGGTGGTGGAGTTCCTGCAGGAACCACTTTACTAAGTGGCACAGCAACTGATGGCACTCTTCCTACTAGCACTGGTGCTGTTAAACCACCAAATGAATTTAACGTTCCACCTGGAGTTACTGTTACCGCTGGACTTTCATTTGCTGGAACTGATCAGGCAACATTCTCTTGGAGTGGTATTAACAATGGCACTTTTTATGATGCTGCTAATCTAATCGCAGCAAATAAAAAGTATATTCAAGAAGAAACTCTTGGATGGGCACAAGCAACCTATCCCAGCATTAGTTGGGGATCTAAAGGTGGTAAGTGTCAAAGGGATTTAGGTTTCTTGGTTGATGCATATGTTTATCACCTTCGCTTTGGTGGAAATGAAAAGGTTGTTGAATTTGGACAATTATATTATGTAAAAGCAAAATATCCAGAATCAGAAAATTTACTCTTCATCAATAAAGAATTAGATGAAAGTCTTGCTGCATTTGAATATGCAAAAGACTTGATGGTTCAAGCAATGAGAAATACTCTTGGTGCTGGAACTTATACTTCTATTTCTCCAGTTGTTGACAATAGCATTTTGGTTGACAGTGTAACTCCATATTGTGCTGAAGTAGAAAGTGCCTTAGATACTTACGATAGTATTGTCAATACAATTTTGTCTGAAGGAAAAGGATTAGTTACAAAAACAAACCAAAATCCAAACAAACCAGGCAATTGGTCTAGATCTTTGACATATTCAAATTATAATATTATTGGTGATCCATTACTACTAGCACAAGAGTGCAATGATGTAATTTCTTCTGTTGATTCATTAACTTCCAATATTGATGATATTCTACAGCAAGAAGCAGTTACTAGAACACTTCCAGATTATATTGACGGTGAAACAAAAGAGTTTGAATTGTATTGGGAGGATGGATCAGAAGCTATCTTGGAAGAAGATGAAGATCTTTTCCTAACAATTAATGCTGTTTTACAGAGACCAAAGTATACTGAAAACTTCCCACTGTTTGATGCATACTTTATTGATAGAACTGTAATTCCCAACGTTATTAAATTTGATGTTGCTCCTATTTGGGATCAAGATTTCGGTGCAAAAACTATTGGTGAACCAACTGCTGTAGAAAAAATTGTTGGTGTTGGTGTTGGTAACTACAAACGTCTTACAATTGATTATGATTTGGTTGATGGTATTAAAAATGGTCCATTCCTAATCTTGGATGTTGAAGACAACGCTGTACAAAACATAGAATCTGAAGATAATCTCTATGTCTTCTTGGATGGTGTTCTACAACGCAAAGGATACTCATACACAATTTCTGGTCCAAACATCTACTTCAATGTTCCTATTCAGAAGGAAATGAAGATTGATATGAGATATCTCTATGGTAGAGATGTTGGTCAGGTTTTGAACATCTACGATTTTGCACCAGATACTTACTATTCTAGAGGAAGACTAACAATTTCTGGTCTAACATCTACTATCATTAATGAGTTTGGAACTTATGCTTGGATGGGAGACAAGATTGGATCTCCAATTCATTTATGGCAACAGAGAGTAGATGGAACTTTTAATGTTATTGGTGAAGTTTCAAACTTCTTTAATAATGCTGGAACTGTTGAATTTGATGTCAAATCTCAAAATGGATACATTATAGACGGATTAGATTTTGTGTTTGCAGTTAAGGGTCGTTACGATATTCAGTATTCTATCAGTGATGGAGATATCACATCATCAACATTGTCTTTAAATGTAGATGATCAAGGAAGAAAACTTCTGAAAGATGATAGTGCTCTCTGGAAAGGAACTGTTATTGGTAAATCTTACAGAAATCCATTTGTATATCTTGCAAACGGTGATAAAATTCGAGTTGAGGGAGAAGAAGGATTTAGATCTGTAAAACAAGTTCCACCAACTGCAACCAGCAAAGATGGAAGAAATGATAATCCTCTATCCAATGAAATTTATTCTTCCGTATCTGTTGAAACATATACTGGAGTAACAAGAGGTGAAGGTCTCTCTATCGTTCCTATCATGGAAAAAGATAGCAATGGAGATCTTACTGGAAAAATCGAAAGATTAGAGTGGAACCAACGTAGTTATGATCCACTAACACAACCAACAGCATATCAATATTATACTCCACCAATCATTAAATTTATTCCTAAAACTGGAAAAGGTGGCGGTGCTAGAGCAAATGTTCTAGTAAGCAAAGGTCAGGTAATTAGTGTTGATTTGATTGATGGTGGTTCTGGTTATGAAGAAGCACCTACAGCAGTTGTTTCTAGAAGATTTGACATTCTTTCGGAAAGAGACATTGGTGTATCAATTATCAATATTGGTGTTAACCCATATGTTGAAACTGCTGGTGTAACTGTAACTTCTACTATTGATCTTATCAGTTTCCCAGAACCACTAGGATTTACAACTACTGCTGTTATTGCAGATAGTCCCACACGGGTAGATTGGGAACTAGAAGAAGATATTCAGTTAGTAGAAGAGGCTGGAACTAATCTTTCTGCTGGAATAACTGGACCATTCGTAAGATACAGTGCTCCATTCATTACCAATGTAGAAAAAATTGATGTCTTCAAAGATGTTTGTGAATATGTTTCTATAGTTTCTACTCGTGTTGAAGACATTACATCGGCTTCTATTGTATATGTTAACGAGTTGGATCGACATGAACATATACAGATTACTACCACTCTACAAAATGTCATCCTTAATGATGCCATTGATAATGTCAACTTCTTTGAAGTTGGTGCTTATCTACAGGTTGATCTTGATGCTGCAGAAAATATTATTTACATTGCTGACACATCTAAGTTTAAGTCATCTGGTTATTTGTTAATTGGTGACGAAGTTGTATTCTACTATCGTAAACTTGGTGATCGTTTCATCAAAGTACAGAGAGGAAAACAAAACACAACTCCACAAGATTGGTCTGCTGGAACTTTCTTGCGTCAAATCCCAGATCCTGTATCTGTAGCATTCGGTGGTGTAGTCACTGTTGAAAGTGGAAGTGAAGTTAGTATGGTCTCTGCATCTGCAGCAGCAGGTGGATTTGAAAGAAAAGTTCAAAGACAAATCTCTGCTCCAGATGAATTCTCTATTGCTAGAAATCAAGTAGAGATTGTTGTTAATCCACCAGAAACTGGATTTGTTGATAGATATATTGAAGAAGTATTCTTCACTGATGAAATTCCTTTGAGAAATGGATCTACAGTTCAATTAGCAACTAAAGATGTTACTCAAAGAAATGGAAATGTAGTTCTAATCAACAACTTTACGTTTGTTGTTGGACAAGTTGAGTATAGAGGAGATTATGTTCTAGGAAAACTTGGACCTTCTATTGGTAATTTTGGTGATGTATTCGTGGATAGTGGATTTATGAGTGTTTCTGGAATTGCGATTGGTGATATGGATATCTACTATCCCGCACTAACAATTGGAGATTTCACTGAAAGACATAGTTCTAGTTACATGAAGTCTGGTAGAGTTTTTAGAATGGTTCGCCCATCTATTAATAATCCAGTTACTCATAGTGCATTTACTGGAACCATTCCATTCATCTTGAATGTCAACAATACTACATATTTCCCCGATAGTGGACATCTGTTTACTGCAAACGGAACTGTTATCTCTTATACAAGTAAGTCAAATACAACCTTCAATAGTTGCACAGTGGTATCTGGACCAAATACCATTACAAGCGGCGATGAAGTGATTCCTTTTGCAATTAACTAAATAACCACATAAATATAAATAACTCAGGCACAAATTACAACGTCGGACAAAGAAACCCATGGCTGCTATTATTTCTGATAAGTTTCGTATTTTTAACGCGAAGCAATTCCTAGAATCCCTTACTGAGGGCGCGACTGACACCAGTGCGGAGCGTTCACGAATGTATTTCTTCGTGGGTCGCCCACAACCATGGAGAGCATACTTAGAAATCTATTCTAAGAATGCAACTCAGTTTACGGTTGGCGATGAGGTGTATGTTGGAACATATGGTTCCACTGCCTTCCGTGCCACAATTGCTGCTGTTTATGATAGTGCCCTTCTTCTGACCGACGTTTTTGGCAGCAATGGTGTTAACTCTGCTCCTGCGTTAGGATCCGATCTCAAGTGCCGTGCAGGTGGTGCAGGTGGATCTGACACTGGTGCTACTGCTAAGTCTGGTGTTTATCGTTATGCAACTGAGGACATTCCTCCCCTTCCACTTGATAACCAGAGAGAAAAGATTGCTCTATATGACGAAATCATCGCTGCAAAGCGTATCACTGATTCTTTCGCAAGAACAGTTATCCGTCGTTATAACTGGGATCTAGTTGCTAATCCTAAGTTTGACATGTGGAAACCAGATTATGCAGATACTCCTGGTGGTGGCGGTCAAATTGGTAAGCAAGCTGCAACTGGCGCTGCTTCCATCGCTGATGCTAAGTTCTATGTAATGAACTCTCAGTATGAAGTGTTCAAGTGCCTATTCAATGGCGAAAACCCTTCAAACACAACTGGTCAAAACGCTACCGAAGAACCATTCACTGGCGCTCCTAACTACGATGCGGGAACAGGTCTTTATACAGAAACCACTGGTGCTGGTTACATCTGGAAGTACATGTATACCATCCCAACTGATGATGTTCTGAAGTTCCTATCTTCCGACTTCATGCCAGTTGTTCTCGGCAGCAACACTTCACGTCAAGCAGTAGAAGCACTTGCAACTGCTGGTGCTATTGACACCGTATTGATTGAAGATGGTGGAACAGGTCTCCCAGTTTCACAAACTCTTTATACTGCAATCAAGGGTGATGGTGCAGGTGGTGTTGTAGAACTAGTAACCAATGGTTCTGGAACTATCACTTCTGCTTCTATCCAAGCAAGAGGATCAGGTTACACCTATGCAAACATCCTTTTGGGTGTTGGTAACCTATTCAGCGATGCTGCTCTAACAACTTCTGTTGGTGGTTATAGCGGAACTGCTGCATTGGAAGCAGTCCTTCCCCCACAGGGTGGTCATGGTTCCGATCACGAAACCGAATTAAATGGTAAGCGTGTAATGACCAACATTCGCCTAACCTATGCAGAAGGCGCTGGAGATTTCCCAGTAGATAACGATTTCCGCCGTATTGGCATCATTGCAGATCCACTAGATTGGGGAACTACAACTTTTGCAACTTCCGATACTCTTTCGGGTCTAAAGGCAATCAGAATTACTGGTGCTAGTGCAGACTATGCAGTTGATGAAAAGATTGTTCAAACTGTAGCAGGTGGAACTGCATATGGAACTGTCGTTTCTTGGACACTAGACGAAAATTCTACAACTGAAGGTGTTCTTAAGTATATCCAAACCAATGATGCACACACTGATCAAGGTGTTGTAAGAGCGTTTGAAAGCAACGCTGCTAATGCAATCACTGGCGAAAGTTCAGCAGCATCTGGTGACGTTAATACCACTTATGCTGGTGCTCTTCTCGGATCTACTTTTGCTGCAGGTCTAGCATCTCCAGAGATTGAGAACAACTCTGGTGACGTTATCTACATCGAGAACCGTCGTCTAATCACTCGTGCTCCTGACCAGATTGAAGACATCAAACTCGTCATTGAATTCTGATCAAAGTTAAATAACTTAAGTCCCCCGAGAGATCGGGGGATTTTTTTTATCTCTACTAAATACTAAAGACAAGATGCTAGTATTTGGCGGAGTACGATGCCACAAAAGACTAACCTAAATGTAAATCCTTATTATGAGGACTTTGACGCGAATAAGAATTTTTATAAAATTCTGTTCCGTCCTGGTTACTCTATTCAAGGTAGAGAATTAACGCAAGTTCAATCAATTCTACAGAACCAAATTGAGAGTTTTGGTAGATATGCGTTTAAGCAGGGAGAATTAGTAATCCCTGGAGAGGTTGGTCTCAATACAAAATTAGACTACGTTAAACTGTCTTCTGTTTCCGAGGTTGCTATTTCGGAAGGAAACGACATCGTATACAAAAAGTATGATATCACTCAATTAGTTGATCAGCAACTAAGAGGATTGACATCTGGTGTTACAGCAACCGTTTTATCGGCAAAGTTGGCAACAGAATCTACAGCAGACACTGTTTTTGTAAGTTACATCAATAGTGGTAACTCTAATGAAGAACAAACATTCCGCCAAGGTGAAACATTAGAGGTTGTTGATGGTGTTAATACTCCGTTGTTAGTTGTTGGAACAGATGGTAGTGTTCTACCAACTAGTATTCAAGTAACTAATCCTGACACTGGAGAAGTAACTTCTCTAGAAAGTCCCGCTATGGGATTTGGTTCTGCTGTCAAAGTTCAAGAAGGCATCTATTTTGTCAATGGATATTTTGTTCGCAACGAAGAGCAACTTCTTGTCATCGATGAGTATTATGATAAACCATCTGCTAAAGTAGGATTTACGATTAAAGAAGAGATTGTAACACCAGAAGCAGATGCATCTTTATATGACAATGCAATTGGATCATCTAACTACACAGCACCTGGAGCTCATAGACTAAAAATTGATTTAGAGATTAAGAAATTTGCTCTGGATGCAATTACTGATAAAAACTTTATTCAACTTCTCACTGTCAAGAGAGGTATTGTACAAAGAAAAATCTCTTCAACCGATTTTAGTGTTCTAGAGCAAACTCTAGCGCGTAGAACTTTTGACGAAAGTGGTGATTACGTTGTTGATAATTTTGATATTGATATGCGTGAGTGGGCGCAGAAAGACAGCAACAAAGGTATCTACGGCGTTGATGAGTTTGGTCTTTACAACGGATACACTGCTGGTGAAGCTTCTAGAAAAATGGTTGCTAGCATTGGTCCTGGCAAAGCATATATTAAAGGATATGAAATTGTCAATAAAGAAACAAAGTATCTTGAAATTAACAAAGCAAGAGAAAGTCTTACCAGTGACAATGTAACACTAAAAACTAAAGGTCTTCCAACTTTATCAGTTACCAATGTATATGGAAGTGTTCCTTTGAACAAAGAGGGATCTGATCTTACTGCGTATCCCGATATTTTCTTGTATGGAACTTTTACTGATGGTTCAATCGGTGTAAATGGAACCGAAGCGACTACAGACCATAGACAAACTATTTCTAGAAGAGGTCTAACATTTACTGCTAATGATGCAATTAGAACTCTGACTATTGATGTAAATGGTCTTAATGGTCAACCAACTCTTGGGTCTTTGACCGACAGCACTTTCCAGACAGATTATAAAACTATTTACTATATTAAATCTAGAAGTGGTGATGGAACTGCTACAGAAATTGGAACTGTTACTACTCTAGCATTCGCTACTATTAACAGACCTGGAATTGATAGCAATGAAAATAAGCAGTTCCTAGAACTTACTGTTTTTGGAAGAAAGGATGAGATCGAAAATCTCATGCTTGAATATGACGAGGGAGATTCCGAAAAGAAGAGAAAACTATTCCTTTCCACTGGAGATGCTCAAGCTAATACAAATTATTGGGGTGAAGTAGTAGATTATAGAAATTCAATTACTCCAGTTATTGGTAAAGTAAAACCAAGCAACTTCTTCCTTAAGCAAAGAGGTGCTGGTTTCAATGGAGATTCTGATGTAATCCTTTCAAAGGGTCGTCTTGCTGGAGGAACTCCAAGTTACAATAGTGTATTTGGTTTCTCTTACTTTGATCCACAATTCTTTACTAGAATTTTGTTGGAGACAGTTCCTGCTGGTGGATTTGATGAGGGTAAGTATGTATTTGGTTTAGACAGTGGTGCCTATGGAGTTGTAGAAGGACCTGCTTCTGGCGTCTACTCCACAGATAGAATTTTGTTTATCAAAACAATTTCAGGAAACTTCAAATCTGGTGAAACAATCAGAGACGAAGATTCAAACACCGTAAAAATTGCAAAAGATAATACAATTTCTCACTTTGTCACAATTGACAGAGGATCGGGATATTCTTCTGGAGCAGGGGTAAAATTAAATGGAGTTGATTACGATTCTTCCAAGATTGAAGCAAAAATTCTTGGTGGAAAAATTTACAAAGTTGTTATTAACAACTTAGCAGCTCTTAGAAACTTAGAATTTACACAACCACCAGAAATTGTTATCACTGGATCTTCAGATAGTTCTGGTGCTGCAGCAGTTCGTGCTGTTTTAGTAAGAAACTCAGTAACAACATTCAATCCACAAAATATCAAGTCAATTGGTGGTAACTATGGTTCTGGTGGCACTAATAAGTTTAGTGCCGATTTGGTTGTAGACGACCAGACACTAGGTAGTATCACTGCAGTAACAGACTATACTTTCTTTGGTAAGAAAGGCACAATGTTTGTAGAATCTACAAGTTTTAGTGCCGATGCATCTAGCATTTTGCAACAGGGAGATCTAATTCAATTCTCTGATCAAGATAATAATCTTGTTCGTGCTATTGTTCAATATGCCACACAAGCAGGCGGTGCTGCAAAATCTAGAATTTATCTAGACACTGCACTGCCTGGAGATGTTACTAATACAAGTATTGTTCGTTTGAGACCAAGACCTCAAAATACTAATGGCGGAACCCTACTTTTCCCAACAGGAAGTAAGCAAGTAGAACAAATTTCTGCTGGTGGTGACGACACTAAAATTAAGTACTATTTCCGAAGAGATTTTGTAACTACTGCTTCTACTTCTGGTGGAACTATCACATTTGCTGCTCAATTGCCATTTGGAACTCAGAGATTTGCAGCATTCAGTGAAGAAAATTATATCATCACTGTTTTAGACCCAGGTGATGCTCCAAATATTGCAAAGGGTGATATTGTTTATGTTCCTGTAGATGCGGTAGAAATCTCATCTTCTACCGATACTGCTAGTGGTCTCACTTCTGGATCAATTAGTCTACAACTAACTTCAGACTATTTTGGAACTATTCCTACAAACGGTTCTTTCCCCAAACTTAAGTTGACTGCAACGTTGGAAGTATCCAATGCAAAACCAAGACTTAAGACTGCAGTAAGAAACAAGAGAATTGTTGTTACATCATCTGGCGATAGAGTTATCCCACTAAGAGGAAATGATTTTGATACAGAAGTTATTGAAACTCTATCATATTCGGATGTATTTAAACTCAGATATGTTTATGAAGGAACTCCTTCTCAACCACCAGAAGTAGATACTGCTGGAAATCTAGTTTCGGGAACAGATGTTACTTCTAGATACACATTTGATGATGGTCAAAGAGACACTGTTTACGAAGTTTCTCGCCTTGTTTTGAAACCAGGATTTGAAGCATCTGTTGGTCAACTCGTAATTGCATTCGATTACTTCGAGCAGTCTCAGGGAGATTTTGTAACTATTGACAGTTATCTACATGAAGCAGGTGTTCCTGAAGATGAAATTCCTTCATTCAACTCACCTGTTCTTGGTAACGTAGAACTCAAGAACGTAATTGATTTCCGTCCTAAGGTAGACACAACAGCAATTATCCCAGGTTATCTTGATAAGTCTATCTTAGAAGTCACAGATGGTGCGTTTGCTGGTCCTGGTGCTGTTGTATCGAGCACCCCTGCTCCAGATGCTGGTATTGAATATACATTCTCGTTCAGTCAGAAACAATATCTTGATCGTATTGATGGGGTATTCTTGAACAAGAAAGGAGAGTTCTTAGTAAAAGAAGGTAACTCTTCTCTTAATCCAACTAAACCAGATCCAATCGAGGATGCTGTTCCTCTATTCTATGCTTATATCCCTGCTTATACCAAGACAAGTAAAGATGTAAGAATTACTCCTGTTGATAACCGTCGTTACACAATGCGTGACATCGGTAAACTGGAGAAGCGTATTGAGCGTCTTGAGTATTATACTACTCTTAGTATTCTTGAGCAGCAAGCTCTCAATATGCAGGTCAAAGATGAAGTGGGTCTTGACAGATTTAAGTCTGGTTTCTTTGTTGATAACTTCGAAGCACATAGTGTTGGTAATCTAACTTCACTTGATTACACATGTGCTGTTGATCCACAGCAATCTGTTCTTCGCCCACAATCAAAAGAAGACAACATCAAACTAGTCGAAGTCAACGTAAGAGAAGATCAGAGAGCAGTTTCTGGATATAAGAAAACTGGTGATGTGGTAACGTTACCATATTCTCAATTGGATCTTCTGGGGAATGAGTTTGCATCTACAAAAATTAATCCAAATCCATTTGTAGTTCTCCAGTACGTTGGAGATGGTGAATTGTCTCCATCTATTGATCAATGGTATGATCAAAATGAGGAACCATTGGTAGTTGATACTAATACTAGTTTGTTCAACATTTTCTTGGCGAAAGATAATGTTAAAGAAAGTTTTTCTAGTATCCACAATTCATTTGTAGTTAATTGGGTTGGTTCCGCACCTTCATTTACTTCAATCAACTCTTTGGGTGAAGTAAATACTCAACAATCTTCTGCAACGGTTCAGGCAGCATCTCTAGGAAGTTCTTCTAATATCAGTCCACAAAATAATGATGTTGGTAAAGGAGTTCAAACTAAAAATGTGAGAGGCAATCTGGTTTCAAATTCCCTTTCATTCTTTGCAAGAAGTCTTCCTATTAAATATGTTATCAGAAGAATGAAGCCCAATACGAAGATGTATGTCTTCCTAGAAGGAAGAAATATTAATCGTTGGGTAAATCCAGATCTAAGATTTACTGGCATCGCTGGTAGCTCTTTATCAGCATTCAATGGTCCTATCACAACTGATGAATATGGAAATGCATCTGGTCTGATTATTCTTCCTGCTGGATATCCACCACTAGAAAATGCAACTTGGACTGGAGATGTTGATACAGTTGGATATGATACAAGTGCAGAAGAAGTATCTATTACTTCTGGTATCTTAACGTTTAGATTTACTTCAAGTGCAAGTAATGCATCTAAGGAAGAAGTAGATAGCTACACTGAGGTCAAGTATTATGCTACTGGTATTCTACCAGAAAACCCAGGCAGCATTGTTTCGACTAAACCTTCTTACTTCAAGTCTAATGAAGGTGTTCAGTTAATCGAAAGCAACACTGATAACCCTGTCAGACCTAATCCACTAGCGCAAACTTTCAAGGTTGAGAACTTAGAAGGTGGTTGTTTTGTAACTGGTGTTGACCTTTACTTCAGTAAGAAGAGCACTAATATTCCAGTCAAGACATACATCACTAATGTGGATGCAGAAAAACCAGGAAAAAATATTGTTCCTGGATCTGAAAAAACACTATCACCAAACACCTTTATCAAGTGTTATGCAAACAGCGACGTTGCTGTATTTAAAGGTGAGAATGTTACTGGTGTAACATCTGCTGCTTCTGGTCCAATTCTCAAAATCTTTGATAAGAACAATGTAGAGTTGGTTGCTTCTGCGGTTGGAAAATATAGTCTTACTAACGAACAAGTTTATACATTTGTCCTCAGTAATCATAATGGTAAGTCATTTGTCCAGAATGAAGATCTATCAATACCTTCTGTAACTACAGCAAATGCTACACAAGGAACCACTGGAAAAATTACCATTGCTAAGGACAGTGGAAAAGTTTCTAAAGTTAGAGTTACTAACCCTGGACAAAATTATGATAGTGCAATTTTAACTATCGAAAGTCCACAACTTCCTGGTGGTTCTACTGCTACTGCTGCTATTAAAGTATCAGGTGGTAAGATTTACAATGCAGAAGTCTCACTTTCTGGATTTGGATATACCGAAGCTCCTTCAGTCGTCGTCAAAGGCGTCGGAAATGGCGCTGGAGGATGCGAAATCCAGACCTTCATTGAGATTGATACACCAGCAGTTAGAATGGGCGTAGCGGTCGATAATGAAGGAGTTACGCAATCCACAACTCCAACATTCTTCGAGTTTGAAAATCCAGTTTATCTACAAGATGGTAGTGAGTATGCTCTTGTTGTAGAAACAGATTCTACCGATTATATGTTATGGGCATCTAAACTAGGTGCTACTGATATCGCTACTAGCACTGTCATTACATCACAACCTTCTCTTGGATCTGTTTATAAGTCTCAAAATACTGAAAGTTGGACAGAAGACATTTTTGAAGATCTTAAATTCACTCTATATCGTGCAGAATTTGATATCTCAAAACCAGCAGAGTTGCGTTTGAAAAATGACAATCTTGGATATGAACTTTTAGAAACCAATCCATTTGAAAGTAATGCCAGTGCAAATACAAATGCATCATCTAGGTTGTTTAAAAATAACAATGCATTGGTAAAAGTTAATCACAGAGATCATGGTTTTGAAACATCTGGAAAGTCTTATGTTTTCTATAGATCAGCACTGGAGACTGGAGGCGTTACTGCTGACATTCTGAATAGCAATCTCTTCCAAGTTTCTAATAGTGGTGTTGACACATACAACATTACTTCTACTGCGGATGCTTCTAGTAATGCATTCGGTGGTGGAACAATGGTTTATGCATCACACAATAGAAAGTTTGAAACTTTATATCCTCAAGTAAATTACCTCTCTTTCACGGGAACAAAACTTGAGAACTATGTTAAGACTACCAATGTAGTTCCTGTTGATTCTTCGACAACAAATTATACATCATATTCACAAACTGGATATGAAAGAACTTTCTTGAATGAATCACAATACTTCACAAATCAAAAACTAGTTGCATCAGAAATCAATGAGACACTAAACAACATTGATCAATCTTTAGAATATAAGATGGTTCTGTCTTCGACAGTCTCCCATCTTTCTCCTATGATCGACTTGTCTAGTGCTTCAGTTAAAACTTCTAGCACTAGAATTGAAAATGCTTCTG